CTACCTTCCATAATACGAGGGAACATAATATGTGCTTTTTTCCACCAGTCTCGCTCCATGTAATACATGTCTGTTGCTGTTCCTCCGTACTTTCTTAGTGTAACACCGTTGTTATAAAATGTCAAGGAATGTTTTGCCACTAGTATTCCACCTTTTCTATTGTTCTAGGTCTATGTTCAGTCCAACCTCCATCAGGGGTCCATGTCGCTTTTGTATTAGAATCGAATACCATAATATTGTAATCTCGTAAAAATAAGTCAAAGTCTTGTAGCGTCTCCATATTAGGTTCTTTTAATAGTCTCTCTATATCATTCCAGTGCTCCGATGTGAAGACAATGTCATTCAAATCACCTTTAGGGTAATACTCCTCTGAGTGAAACACCCAGTACCTGTTAAATAGGTCAATTTCTAAAAATTCCATATTACCAATTCTCCCTTCCCCACGGTCTAAAGACTAGTTCTGCTGTTGATATACTCATTGTCATAAACTCTGTTCCGTGCGGGTATTCTTTTAGCATTACCGTATATGGGTCTATGACTCTATACTCTACTGTTTGTCCGCTCATTATCACCTGTTTACGCGACATATCCGCCCATTCGATACGGTCCTTAGCAACTAACTTACCGCTAAAGTCCAACTTAGTCATTTATATCTCCTCCTTATAGTTAAATAATAGCATAGTGGTTAGTAGATTGCAAGTATAAACAAAAAAAAAAACTTGGAAATTAATCCAAGTTCTTTTCCATAAGGTATTCGCAGCCTAAACGTTTATATGTGAATCGTCGTTCCCAATCTTGTAATTTAGCCCATTTTAACTTAGTTTGTCTCTCGCTACAACGTTCACAGTCTAGTTCAAATGTCATCAATACTTCAATAGTTTCTCTATGATACCCTCTTGATACGCCGACTGGTGTTGGTCTATATGGGTTCCCTGCTTTTAGTTTATGTCCTAGTAATTTACAAAGAAATTTCATTGTATTGAACCTCCATTGATAAGTAAAGATATAGTATTTAAAAATGTCGCAGCTAGTAAAAATATAATATTCGTACGGTCTAAAACTTTATAGTTCTTATAAAGTACAGTAAGACAAGTAACGATAGCTAATATATTCAATGTACACATAAAAATTTTATCACTTATCATTTGCTATCTACTACTTCTATAAGAGTAACTATATTCGATACAATAAATGTAAATGTAAGTGTTTTGTCTTTGTTGTAGAATTTTAATGATTTATTACCGTCTTCTATTAATTCTTCTAAACTTGTTTTATAGTCTGTCCATACTTCATATTCTTCTCCTCCGCTTACAACTACAGTTATTAACCGCATACCGTCGTTACCTTCTACTTCTTGATTCGGTTCTTTTAATCTAAATCTAAAAGAATGGACATCATTAAAAGTATCTCGGAAAGGACTGTATGACATTGATTTGAAGTTATCTTCAAATATTAGCGTTGACTCGTTAAAGTACATAACCGAAAAAGAAGGTGAGTAAATATCGTTAATATCGGGATTATCTACATGAACAACTATCTTCCCGAACTCTATGTCAATAACTTTCCCTTTAAATTCTTTCATGTGACCTAATCCGTTTTCTCCGATTACTATCACTTCATCGTTCTTTTTAAACATTTATAACATCTCCTTATTCATAATGGTCATATCTTCCCAGAACATATGCGAGGTATAACATAAGATACCAAACATCATAAGTCGTACAGGGTATTCAACATCTACGAAACTTAACGAACAATATATAGCTATATATACTCCCATAAACAACTTCGACTTCAGTGCATCCTCATAACTAATCACGGTCTCACCTTCCTGTTCGTTTTTGATAGAATGCCTATATTTTTGAATACGAATACATTATCCTCGATAGTAGGTGTTCGTAACATGACACTATTAATAGTCCCTTTCTTAATTGTACATTTACCTAGTTGTTTATATCTTGCATGTCTAGTCATTATTTTACTTCCTTTCTTCCAACCTCGTAAGGTAACATAGTTGATAATATCGCACTAACAAACAACAGTATTACATATTTCCACTTCAACCCATCTGTTACGATAAAAAATACAGATAACGTACCAATAGCGTCAAAAATTCTGTATAGTAACTTACCAAATATTTCTTTCATTAGTGTCTAACTCCTTTCGCTTCTTTAAATGCTTCTTCCATTTCGTTTAGTGCTCGAGGTTCATAGAATCTTTCATTCTGTAACTTCTCAATAGCCCTTAGTTGAGACAATAAGTCTCGCATATCTTTAGCTAAATCATGGTTTTTGTATTTTGCCATTAATGCTTTGATAGGTTTTGTAGCTTCAACTAGTTCTTTTGCTACACGACGTCGTTCCGCTGCTCTACCGAGCTCATCCCATTTTTCCGCTTTCTCTTCTAAACTCATACCTTTTCTCAAGAACTCGGCAGAATGAAACAAATCTTGCCTAATGCCGTCAATATACTTTACATCATCTATAGCTGAATTATGTGCTTTAGGGTACTTATTAAAAATATTCATAGCTCCAGTCATATCCTTTATGATAGATGCTACACTATAATCCGCAAATTCACCTCCTTTAGCTCTAAGCTCATCTCTGTATTTATTTTTCTCAACTTTATCGTTAACTTGGTCGAATGCCATTTGTAACTTAGCTTTATTCTCCTTTGTCATTCTTCCTCCGTCTAATACGTCCTTCATTAAGTCTCTCACTTCTACTAAATTCATAATATTTCCCTCCATTTTTTTGTTTGTTTAGTAACTTACTATCTAAAAACTCTCATCTCATCACCCCTTATTTATATTTTTATATTATCATAGATTAATCATTGTGTAAAGGTTTTTCTACTAAATAACCCATATCTTTTATTTCTTGCTTCGCCTTTCTAATCTCGTAAATAAGCATGTCCAATGTTAGAATAGTGTCTTTATCTTCCTTCCCTACCTTATCTATTAAGTATAGGCATGCTTTTTCTAAGTTTGCGTGATACCCTGTAGCGGTGTATTTCTCAATTTTACTACGTTCCGCAAAATCTTTGTCTGTTTCATCTTTTTTCTTTACTGGGATAACCCTCTCGTTAATGATGATATTGTGTGTATCCGACGTTAACTTGTACTTGTCTCCAATTCTTATGTCCATTACGCATCCTCCAATTTTCTATAAAGTCCCCATAGCCCTAAAATCTCTAATACTAATCCAACAAGTCCTAGTATTTCATGACCTGTTAACATACTACCTCTCCATCAAGTTCTACAACTAACCCCTCACCAGCTAAGAACCCAGCTAACACTTCCATATCTCCGCTAGCTACAACCATATCCCACGCTTGTCCTTCATAACCAAACTCGTATTCCAGTTCTTTAACTACTTTATAAAAGTCTGTACCATCAACGTGACCATAATTTACTTCGATATACATATTACTCCTCCTATTAATCTACTTTTTTGTATACCTTAAATTCAAACTCAATATCATTTTTAAAGTGCTTAATACCTCGACCGAACGCTGGATAAAACTCTTTGTATACATTCGTATCAAACGGAGGATAAAACGTGTCAGCATCTTTAAAAGCATGTTTAATTTCTGTAATGTAATGACGATTAACCATAGGTGCGAATTGCTCATAAATCTGTCCGCCGCCAATTATCATGATTTCTTTTTCATCTTTGAAATAGTTCAACATTTCGTGAATATTGTGGAACACTTTAACATCCTTGTCCAATGGTACATATTCTCTATTTCTTGTTAAAACAACATTAATCCTTCCTTTAAGAAAAATACCAATAGATTCATGTGTTCTGGCACCCATTACCACTACCTTGCCCATTGTGTTCTGTTTAAACCATTTCATGTCCTCACTTGCTTTAAATAATAACTCGTTATTGCGCCCAATTGCGCCATTTCTATCTCGCGCTGCAATACTACTGATAATCAATCCTATTCCTCCTCGTCGATAAATTCATAGAACGCTTCTAGTGTTTCGTCATTTTCCGCAATATACTTAGCTAAAATAACAAGTGCCTCATCCTCTTTTTCTTCTGTTCTATCTGGGTCGATAACTAACGCGAATGTTATATCTTCATCATCCGTAAACAGGTAGTAGTTAGGGTCATCTGCCTCTAACGATGGATATTCTGCTTGCCATTCCTCGAACTGCTGCTCTGTAATATACTTACTCTCTAATGCCCACTCCATGAAATCAGGAGCATGTAAGTTGTACCCGTAATGGTCTACAAATGACTCTCCGTGTTCAATCTCCCATTGCTTAATCTCCGTAAATACTACTTCGTGTCTCATTTTTATCATCCTCTCTCTTTGATATGATTTAATCTTATCACACGATTTAATAGATTGCAAGACTTTTATAAAAAAAAAGAAGAAGATTTTACTCTTCTTCTAATGTCTCCAATTGGTATTGGACTTCTGATATCTCTACTTGTAAATCGTCGGCTTTCTCTTCCTCTTTTTCGAGCTTATTTTCAGTCTCTATAAGTTTCTCTCTCATATCATCTAGTTTACTTTCAGCTAAATCTAACTCCTTTTGCAAATCTTCAACCTCTTCTTCTATATTCTCAATTTCATACCCTGCCTCGTTAGACTCTACTTCTAAGTCATCAATTAGTCTCTGCGAATCTTCTAGCGCTTCTTCTAAGTCTGCTAGCTTATTTTCTAATTCTGTACGTTTGCTCACTATACTCGCCCTCCTAATACAATGTTTCTGGCAATTTCATCAATCCAATCAATCATGTTCTCTGGGTTATTTGTATTGTTCTTAACGACAAAGTCCACATCTTCGTGCATTAATGTTTGTTCTGTTTCGTGATTAATAGTCTTCTCGTCTACAACCTCACCAGACGCCTTTATACGCTCGATACGGATGTCTTCATCAACTTCTAGTCTAATTATAGTAAAACCATTTTCGCGAGCGTACTCGAATTCATTAGGCTGTCTAAGACCTGTTAATAAAACTTTATGGTGCGGATTGTTGCGTAATGCTACATTACCTGATTCCTCTTTACGGTATTCGATTGCGGAATGGTCCATTGTGATTCGTTTATGAACCTTGTCAATCCAATGGTCCTCACCTTTTGCATAACGTTTTAACTGACCGAATAGTTGGTATCCTTCTCGAGGTTTACCTTCACGTTCTACGCGCTCTCCTCTGCTAACAATTTCATTATAGTAATCTAACTTCAGGTCATCGCTCATGTCATACACATAGAACCCATAAACTTCACTAAGATAATCTGCTGCTGTAGATTTACCTGTACGAGATAAACCTGTAATTGCTAGTTTATGTTTAATTCCTAATCGTTCGAATGATAGATGTTTTTCTTTGTAACTCATTATTTATTCTCCTCCATTGAAATTTCTTGTTGAATCACTGTTTTGATGCGGTCAAATTCTGTTGCATTCATAAATCCTTTGTCATATAGAACTTGCATATCCTTTAACTCATTAATTAACACTTGTACGTTATTCATTTGATTTCCTCCTTGTATTTAGCGATATCCATTGGGAACTTGTTTTCTACAGCTCTTTTAAACTCTTTAATTAAATAATTTACACACTCTTTTGTTAAACGTCCATCGTGCGAACGTCTATCAATCCAAAGATACAGACTAAGCATATCCTCCTCGAATGTTCTTGTCATTTTTTCACTCCTTAACCCATAAAACCCATTTATTTTTAAGTGTTGACCATTTATAATAACTCATTTCTTCACCTCTCCGACAGATACCTTACCTTTAATAGTCTCATGGTGCTTGTACTCTGTAAACTCCATGTCTTCCCACTTGTAATCTGTAATCTTCTCTTTCACTCCATTAACCTTAAGTTGTGGCTGCGGGAATGGTTCACGAGAAATCTGTAACTCTACTTGTTTTAAATGATTTAAATAGATATGCGCATCTCCTGCATCATACGTTAACGTTCCTACCTTTAACCCTGTCATAGCAGCTACCAAGAATAATAAATATCCATATGAGCTTACGTTGAACGCGTAACCTAAGAATAAATCATTCGAACGCATTGAAAATTTAAGATTAAGCGTATCTTTGTTAGACACATAGAATTGAAACGCTACGTGACAACAAGGTAGTGCTGCGTTTTTAAACGCTGTAGGATGCCAAGCTGAAATATATAGTCTACGAGATTCTGGGTTTGTCTTAATCTCATTGATAACCCATTCAATCTGATTAAACCCTTCACCGTTCCAGTCTGTCCAATGTTTTCCATAGATATTACCTAAGTCGTATCCATAGATACTAGCCATTTCAATAAACTTATCGAAAGGTAATCCTCCACCTTTTTCTTGGTAATCACGGTAAGCATCTGCATCCCAGATATGAACATTTCGGTCTAGTAACCACTTAAGGTCCGTACTTCCGTTTAGGAACCACATTAATTCTTCGAATACTACTCGTAATGGTACTTTCTTATTTGTTACTACTGGGAACTTATTGCTGCAATCAAATGTGTGATTAACATTAAATAGACTAATAGTTCCTGTCCCTGTTCTATCTCCACGACGTTCTCCCATTGATAGTACGTCCTTGAACATCGAGTTTGTTAAATAATCCACATCGTTTAATTGGTATTTCTTTAAAGCTGTCATAGTTGTATTCTCCATTCTTTTGCTCCTTTAGCAATGATATAGATATTTTCCTCCACATACTGGGCATAGGTAAGTTTCATGAGTCATGTAGTATCCATGTTCTGTTTTAACATGTACCCACCAGTGACCTAATGCCCAGCATTGGAATTTGTTTCTTCTATGGTACATATTATACGCGCTTCCACTTAAAAATGGTTTCCTTTGTATATCCCATCTAACAAAAGTGTAAAGAACCAATAATATTGTTATCCAATATCTTACTTGTTCCATAATTCATCCAAGAAGTCACTGTAGCTGTTTAGTTCCTCATCTGTTAACGATTCTAAATTACGTGGAGTCATACCAAAAGCTTCCTCGCTGCTGCGGATGAATTCTCGGAACGTCTCGTCATTTTGAACATCGTTAACTCCGTGTAATTTATATGCTTCTTTAACTGTTACATCTAGTAATTCATGTGTAACCTTTAACATTTTATCTATCCCCTTTGTTATGTTGTTTATCTTGGAACTCTCTAATCCAAGCTGGTATCTCCTCTTCTAACTTCAATTCTTTATGAGCTGTTGTTTTATTGCACTGAACACAATGTAAATCTTTTGTGTGGTCTTTCTTTTTCATTCTACCACCACTTCTCCATAAACGTGTTACATTTCCGCATTCACTGCATCTTAAACTCGTCTCCTTTACATGTGTATTTTTTTCTCTAGCCATTTTTTATCTCCTTTCTTTTGTATAAGTATACTATACACTAGTATCTTCTAGAAGTCAATACTTTTATAAAAAAAAAGAGATAGACTAAGCTATCTCTACTTTAATTGATTTGCAATATCCAAGATTCCCTTAAAATCGCTATCTCTGTTATAACTAAAAACAATCTCAATTCCTGTCACTTTAACCGCAGCTGTTATAGGAATTGTCTTACTTTCCAGATTTACACTTGTATTTAATTCTGGTGAGTTTTTAATTGTTTTCGCTACACGCATCATCTTAACCACTTCTGTGTCTTTTGATTGTACAAGTTCTGCCGGAAGGAATACTGCACCCTCTAACGTAGTTCCTCCTAAAATCTCTCTACGTTGGAACTTTTCTACTGATAAAATGAAGTTTTCTACAAATGTTCTTCGTGATGGGAACTTATTGACATTCACATCATTAATTGCTGACGATACATCTGCACTTACCTCTTTTCCTAATTCCATTAGTTGTTCACCACCAATTTTAATTTTTCTGGGCGTTCTTCTAATGGGAATGTGTTGTCTACCCATCCTTCATACTTAGACTTCTCGATAAATGATACAATTACAGCGACTTCGCTACCTTCTAACCCAGTATTAATAGGTGATAGATTAGTAGGTGACGAATTGCTACCGTCATCGGTAACTACGACAACATCATGACCTAAATCAAATACATGACCATTTTTGATGTGTTCTCGGAAGTGTTTTTGTAACTCCTCCATTTCAATTCCGTATTCAATTCCTTTAGCAAAAATTAACTTGTGTAGTTCAGGGTCATCGTGCCAGTTACTAACTACTTGCATAAAGTTTAGTCCATGTTCTTCTGTAGACGGGTAAATAGTGAATTGGTAGTTTCTATATCTATTTTGGATAAGTTTTGTTACAAGGTCCACAATTTCACTATATTGAGACAGGCTAGCTTTTCTTGTTAACAGTTCTGATAATGATAGTTTGTTTTCTACACCTTCAACTTTTGTTTCTAATTTTGTCATAGTAATATCTCCTTTTATATCATTTTTTATTTCATTCAACTTACTTAGTGCCTTTTTAATAGACTCACTGTACTTCTTCTCTTCTTTGTGTTCCTTTACTGATTTCTTAACACCTAAAAACAGAATCAGCGTGTACCCTAACAATGCAATTATGATTATTTTCACAATTAGATAGTTGACAGCGAGAGTATCCGCCACATCAACGTCTTCCTTTTACTCTTTCTTTAATATAATCATAACCCATACCTATCAAAACAAAAGGAGCTGCAACGATTACTAAAAACAAACCGAATGCGATAGCTGCTGCGATAATTGCTACTGATACTAGTGCCATGATTATTAACAACGGTATGCACACAATAATTTGTAATACTACCAATAGTGCTTCTAAAATACTTGAAATAAATTTCACTTTATCACCTCTATTCTATTATATCATGTTTTAAAATAATGAGAACTGTCCGTCTTCCTCTTCTACTAAAGGTTCTGGTACGTCTTCAACGATAGACTTACATTCTTGTTCTATTACTTCTGCAAGTACTTTATCAGTATAGCTGATGTCCTCATAATCTTCGTATGGTACTCCATCTAAACTTGTCCATTTACCACCAAGCTCATAGTTATATCTTTCTACTACGGTTAATTCACCAATAATACCTCTTGTGTGCGCCTCTTGTTCAATATTTCTTTCTGCTTCCTTCATTGTTTCTGCTGCTTTAGTAAACTCGTAGCTCTTCCCATTTGAACTCTCTACGATAAATTTGAATAACATGTCTATCTCCTCCTTGTTAACTACATGTTACCAAATAGTTTTCTTTGTGTCAATACATTTCTTAAGATATTTACCGAACTTAATAGACCCGCTCTATCATCTAATAAAATATTATAGTATAGTTTCTTATTTTCTGTAAATGGGAGGAAGTCAGGCATCTTGTTAACTGAGTCATATGGGATTCTATTTTCATCAAGATAGTTCCTGACCTTATACAACTCCGTTTGAGGTCGAGCTGTGTACACCATTAAGTACGCTCCTTCTTCATGCAACTGGTGGATTAATTCGATAACTTCACTATAGTCATGACCTTCTTTATGGTAATCATATACTGTGTTATCAAAATCATAAGCTACTACAATTCGTCCGTATGCGTTCCACTCTCGTAATAGTCTTTGTACTGCATTTTCCTCTATCATAAAATAATCCATTATTGCTCCCCCTTAATAAAATAATGACAAAGTATATAAAACAGGAAATAGTAAAACGACAAACCATAGAAAAACCAATACACCATAGTATGTTATTTTATCGTCCAATTCTTCCATTAAATCACCTTAAAGTAAAGAGCCCCGTAGGGCTCCTATTATTTTGTGAAACTCGCTAAGATATCGCGTACTTCTTGTAAGCTTTGTTCTCGTACAAGTTTACCATCTTCGAACACCGTTTCTAGTAAATCACCTTCAATAGGTTCGTCATTAATACTAATGTTATCAATTGTTACAATTTTACCATCCTTCTCTACTACAGCTACACGTCCTTTGTTTGATTTCTTAGTGCCATCATCAGTCTTAGGGTCTTTTTGAATTAATTTCTCTTCACCATTAATTTGAGCCCATGTCGCCTTCATTGCGAATCCTAATGAGTCACGAGTATTGTACGCATAAGTGTAAGAACCTACGCCTAATACCACGTTTTCAATTGAGAATCCAGCAGCTACTAAACGAGAATAAATCTCTTGCATACGCTCATAAGTTATTGAGTCTCCATAGATAGCTCCAATACAAGGTGGTAGAACTTTGTATCCTTTACTATTAACTGTGAATCCAAAGATTTTAGCTAATGAGGCTACTAGTCCCATACGAGCCCATTCGTTATCTGCATTAGGGTCACCACATAAGATATCTTCCGGTACACCTGAGTCTGGTCGAATTACTAGTTTACCATCACGACCTTCAATTACATCTTTAAGGTTAGGTAGAACACGTGATACGTTATCCCAAAAGTCAAATGAGTCTGATACGACACTAACGATACCTGTAGGATATACCTCAGTTAATAACCGACGGAATGTTTCTTCCTCGTCTAAGTTAACATCAGCTGATGCACACATCACGCTATGCTCAGTCGCGCTTACAGAACCTGCAACTAATTCGGTTTCTACGTTAGCATTGTAGTATTCTTCAAGGTAAACGATAGCTGGAATGCTGTCAGTTCCTACGAATGACAATAAGTGACCAGAACCAGATTTCTCTGTAGTTTGTAGTGAACCCATACCGCGCATTGAGAAGTCGTGCAGTAACCATTTAACTAGTTCTGGGTCTTCCATAGTTACCTCTGCAAACTCATTCATAATTTTACGGTAGTTATATGCAATAGTCGCAGATGTCATAGCTTGCCATAATTGATTAGAGATAATAGTTTCTAGGAAGTTAGTAACCCAGAAGAAATCGTCATGTGTGTTCTCGATTGTCATCATTGGTGTACGTAACGGAACTACAGTACCTTCTTTAACTGCTTTAATTCGTACTGGTAGGTAACCTAATCGGTGCAACTCTGCGATACGACTTCCATCTGCCTTATCTTTACCTAGTGAGTATTCTAAGATTCTAGTATATTGGTGAACTGCTACTAGTTCCGGTAAGTTGAAGAAGTGTTGCTCGAATGCTTCCATTAAATCTTCTTTAATCATTCCTTGAATTCCCCAAGATACTACGCCATCTGTGTAAGGCATGTACTTATTGCTGCGAGGTACCCAAACCGAATAGATATACTCTGTTCCTTCCGGATACTGAGGTGCATGCCCTGTTTTGTAAAAGTCAGTTCTTAACATTGGATTTTTAGTTGCAGTCATAATAAATTCCCCTTTTCTTTTCTTGTTTTTTTATTTTATGTGAGTCCAATAATATCCATACCAAGCTGGTTTAAAACCATTTATTGTTACCTTATCAGCAAATAGCTTGTGTACTTCAGTTATATGTTCTCCGTTAGCCTTTCTTTTCCGTATTTCACGAACATCGTCATCAGTCAGTTTACTATTAGAACCTTTTTCGCCTTTCCTATCTATCAAATTATTGGCGAATGCATGACGTATGTTCTCTTCATGAGTGTTCCATTCTAGATTGTCAACGGTATTGTTCAGTTTATCCGTATCCTTGTGGTTTACTTCTTCTTTGTTTTCCGGATTAGGTATAAAAGCCATAGCTACTATTCTATGCAATTTCTTATACGCTCCTTTACCTCCAACAGATAACTTAATCTCGTGATAACCTCTATCGTTTAATCTTTTTGTCATCACCTTACCTTTAACAGTTGTTTTAACACCGTTTGATTTCTCAACTATTCTCGGCAAAGAGCGGACATTACCCTGATTGCTAACCTCGTAGAGTCCTTCATAACCAACTACAGGTTTCCACTCTTCCATTTTATCTCCTCCCTTTTCTACTCTTTTATATTAGCATCTTTTACCAATCTAGTCAACTACTATTTTAAAATTGTTAATTTAGGATGTACATCTGTTTCATCTAA